ATCAGCCTGAACTGTTTGCTCAGACCATTTTAGCCCACCAATAGCAGAAAAACTACTGCTTTGTGCTATTGCAGAAGAACCTATAAATATTCTTCCTCCAACCGCAGTAAATCCTGATACTCCAACACTTGTTGCAGCACCAGATACAGTAAATCTACCTGTAGCGGTCATGTTGGAAATAGCTGGGCCTAACACCACACCACGATCTATTTGTGTTCCTGTAGCTGTCATGCTAGAGCTTGCCGATATTGTGGAAGCTCCTAAATCTATTTGTGTACCAATAGCAGCCATGCTACTAATAGCAGCAATCGTAGCTACACCATCAAGTATGAGTGAACTATCTGCGGTAAGTCCTGAAGTTGCAGCGATTGTAGATGCGCCTGTAATGACGAATCTACCTGTTGCGGTGAATCCTGAAGTGCCAGCTGGTGTAGCAGCACCCGTAATAACAAAACGACCTACAGCGGTTGCTGAAGATGTTTCTGCTATTGCAGCTGCGCCAAAGTGATAAACGGGAGTTCCATAATTGGACTTCCCGTATGTGTATAAACCGTAGCCTACTGAGGCCATGGTCTTATGCTAACGTAATATCTAAATCGCCAGCGTCAAATCTGAATACGTCTCCAGAAGATACAGTCTTAGAAGCAGTCAAGTTTGCGTATGCAAGTAAATTACCGCCTGAAGATGCGTCTAAAATTCCAACCGCAACCACAGTTCCATAGTCAGCTGTAGCTGTAGGGTATTCAACAGCAGCAGCGTTTGTTGCTGTTGTTGGGTTAGTACCAGATACGTTAAAAGTAGAGGTTTGTCTTGCGTATGCACCACCACTTACTTCAGTACCACCACCAGTATCGGTAGGTGCTACTGTATACAAAGCAACGTGTTTTGTTGGTTGCGTATAAGCCACTCCGCCAAATACATGGTCTAATACTTTGTCTTCTAAATAATCACTAAATCCAGCCATAATAACTCCTAATTATTATTCCAATAATAAATGTTTTTCCTAGCTTTGCCATAAGTTCTTCTTCTCTGTAACAGAGAACCTTTACCAAACTCAGCTCTTTCTTGTTCAAGTCGCATTTCTTCTAATGCTTTTTCAAACTGAGCAGTAAACAATGGCACTCGCTCATCTTCCATTAAAAAGATTGATGCGTGTTTTAAAGCTCCATATAAATAAACGTCTGGGTGTCCTGTAGACACAAAGTTCGTTGTATTAGAATCGCTGAGTGCATCAATCGATCCATAGTATGTTAATTGTAATGTATAACTAGTGTCTGGAGTAGGGGCAAGTTCAATAGAATCATCAACCAAAGCAAAATAGATTGGTTGTCCCGCTACATTATTGTTTGATTGTCTATAAACATCTAGTGATTCAATAGATTGTTGAAATAAAGGTCTAAAGTTATTAGATGTTATTTCTACGTTTATAGCTTCCATCCAATCAGATGGTACAGATAAATATTGTGAGTCAGCAGTAGCAGTTGCTCTCTTAATCATATCTTTAGTTCGTAACCTACGGTTAAGTTCGCCTTCTGTGTTATCAATAAACATATCTATATCAGATGTTAAGTCTGATCTGTTTAGATAACTTGCTATATTTGTTTTTAATTCAGCATACGTCATACCTTACCACCCCATGTTCTAAATAATTTGTTGTCTGGATCGTTGAGCCATCGTTTCCATTTCTTGTTATCTTGTGCCCAACCTTCTCGTAAAGCCTTTTGGTATATTACCACAGGCACTTCTGCGACATGACGAAAATCTTTACCTGGTTTTTGTTCTGCTAATGTTTTGCAATGTTGTATTACAGGTGCGACATTTTGTTTAGTGTGATAAACAACCTTATTATCTTCGGTTGCAAATTCATGTGAGTAGTTAATCTTACTGTCAATTAAAGTTCTTTTAGCCATAACTATTAAATTTTAACACTATTCATAAAAAAAAGGGGCTAAAACCAAAGTTCTAGCCCCTTTAGTTTAAGCTCTTAAGATACGTTTAAGTCTGCAATTAAACCATGAGCAGCTTCGTTGGATACTTCTAATCCATACTCAACTACGATCATTTTAGTGACTGCGTCACCGATTGTTGCAATGTCAACTGTTTTGAAATCACGCAAGAAAGATACTTTCGCCATTTCAGGATCAACCAACAATAAAGATCTTTCTCTTGATCTGTTTGATGGAACTATTTTTAGCTCACCAAAATCAGAAGAGTAGATAGATACTGATGCTTCAACAGTGTTTGCATCGATCATTTGCCTAGCTTGTGATCTACCTGTGAAACCAGAGATAACTTGTTTGTTATGTGGCCCACAAATTGCTAGTGATGGCTCGCCACCACTTTCAAAGCAATCTTGTAGTACAGACTTCAATAAAGGTTCTGTAAGGTCTCTTTGAGTTCCGTCTGTTGGAGCTGTTCCACCACCAGTAGGTGATCCAGAGGCTGCTCTGTTTACATTAGATTTCATCCAAGATTCAAAAGCACCAGTCTTACGAGCAGTTGTCGCATTACCAGTAGTTTTTCCATTGTTTTGACAAAGAGCTTCTTCCATATCTCTCTTAAGAGCTTTAGACATGATAGCTAGTTGGTGAGCCATTTCTGATCTCTTACCAGCGGGGTCTGAAGACTCTTGTGAGCCTGATACAGTTGCATCTCTTTTTGAGATCATAGCAACATTGCTAACACGAGTAGTTGCAACCGCAGCAGCCCTAGAAAGTTCAAAACCTTCTAATTCACCTGAGGAGACTGGACTCGCCAAATCTTCTGTTTGCCAATCAAAGACAACATTCTTAATACTTCTTTTTCCAATTGAAGACATAAACGGAGTTTGCATTGGAGAGATGTTGTAAATGATATTACTTAAATCTTCTCTGTCTGAAGTTGCCGAATATGTATCAAATGCGTTTGTTACTTTAGCCATTATATTTACCTATAAAATTATTTTAAAAATTGTTCAAAAACTTTAGCAGCATCCTGGACTTTGCCAGTTTTTGCTAAAACCTGTTTTGCTCTTTTTGCGGGTGCTACTGATTTTGGTCGGTTCGTTGTACCAGGTCTTGCAACACGAGCTTTCGCTTTCTGCGTTGGTTTCTTCCTTACAGCCTCAACAGTTTTACTGTTAAGCCATGCATTTCTTAAACCAAGTAATGCTCGGTAGTCGTATACAGAATCCATCTCTTGAGGTGAATACCCCAAGACGTTAATGCCATATTCACGAATCGCTAGCTTTTCCTGTTGCGCTGTCTCAGGATTTTGCCATTCTGGTACGATTTCCAAAAGTCTTTGCTGTCCTTCTTGCACCATCTGTGCATATTGCTGTTGCTGTTGAGTAAACGCTTCTTGTTGAAGCCTTTGCTGTTCAGCTTGAGCTGCAGTTAGTTTCTCTTTTCTATCATCCCAGAGTTGCTTTTCACGAACATAACCCACGGGATCATCTTCATACAACTGTGTCCAATCTGGCTCGTTTGCCAATTCGCCCGATATTTGGGCTTCCATCTTCGGTAACAGCTGTGCATAAATAGCATCTCTTTCCGCTAACTCTTTCTGCTGTTGCTCAATAGTTTTTCTTTGTTGAGACAGCTCTTGAGTTTTGCGAGTGTAATCTTGCTGACGCGAATATCCGTTTTGGAGTTCCTCAAGCGTGACCTCTACTTCTTGTCCATCAACTCGGATGGTATATGAAGTGGGTTGCTCTTGTTCCTCTTCAAGCTCTAATTGTTCTTCGTCATCAATTTCGTCATCGTATTCAAAGTCCTCTTCTTCTTCAGCTTCTTCTAATTGAAGTTCAGCTGCTTCAGGAAGTTCTTCTTCCTCAATGACTTGTACTTCTGTTTCTTCTGTTTCTACAACTTTATCCTCTTCAGGGGTTAAGAAACTTTCAAAAGCGAAAGTAGTGTTCTCTAAGTCTGTTTGTAGGGCAATCGGTTTTCCGTTGTTGCTCATATATAAATACTCCTTATATGTATTTATAAGTATTTTATATGAATTTTTGGGAAAAAGGAAAGTCTTAACCGATGTTACGGACTTTATTTATATTAGCTCTGGTTAGCTTACCTTTTTCTGCAATGATACGCAGATGCTTTTCTACTTCTGGTATTAACAATATAGACTTGTGTAAACCTTCTCTAGCATGAACATCTTCAGGCTTTCTA